ATACTCCACATGATAAGTTTACCATTGAAGTTTGTTGCCGCTAGTTTGATTGCAAGTATCTCATTACCAAAAAATCTAAGCATTAGTTCGAATTCATTTTCATCATTTCTTAATTCGATAGTCTTTTTCTTGTTATCATCTGCCACTTTAGTCTCTTTCTAGACCGTAGGGTCTGGGTTGTTCTTCTTGTCTTGCACTGCTTTACGCTGTGCCTGACACCACTTTTGCAAGTCGCTCATATGCTTTCTTGCTCTTGTGCCTGCAGACTTATTACCTTTTTCATAGAAAGTCTGTGTCTCTAATTTGATTAAACGAACTATATCATCTAGTTCAAAGATTGCATCTTGCCATTCACTCATTATTGTCTTCCTTTTTGCTGAATTGATTTGGTTGTACATCAGTCAATAGATTAGGGAATGCTTTACGAACTATCTCTCTTGTGACGTTTGGGTACAACTCGCTTATGTCTTTGTCTTTAGCGGCGCATACTAAGTCTGCTTCTTCCCAATGTATACCCTCTAGAATTTGTACGAAAACCATCTCTTTTCGCATCTTCGGTAGTGGGTCGCTAGTGGCGCATCGTGCCAAGCGTCTACTCTCTGTATACAATGAGGCGCTAGACATGCCGACAGGTTCTCTTGTGTCTCTTTTGAACGGTGGCGCCCCTTCGGGTAGGTCTAGTGTGATGTTCTTATCAAACGCTAGTGCTAAAATGTTGCGTAGCGGTCTTAGGTTATGTGCCTGTAGAATGCGAATTCGCTCTGCCTTACTAGGCGCATCATTACATTCTTTCAAAATCTCAGGTATATGTTTTCTCATGATATCTCCATGTTATGCTATATCTATTTATACGATATTGACGTTGCCTGCTACGCTAATTCTTTCTGCATCTTCTGTGAATGCATAGACTTGGTGTTCTAACCATCCCGGAAAGACTACAATATCACCTCTTTTAGGAAAGTGTAGCATACGATTAGGTGAGCATTGATGCTGTTCTCCGTATCGCCATTCAATCATACCCGATACAGGATCATTTACACTTCTATCTTCATATACATGACCTATTGTAGGGTCTGTTAATTCATTCTTTACATATATTACAAAAGAAAAATTTGCATCCTCGTGCGTATGATGCCCTATTGGTTGATTAGCATGTTGTATATTCATCCACATGTTAGTTAAATGTAGTTCATCTGCATCGTAGTGGTCTCTTGGATTTAAACCTCTTGTAAATTCGCATACATGACGCATGACTTCTGAGAGTGATATATAATGTTCTTTATTCTTAGGGTCAAACTCCAGTCTATTATTCGCTGTAGTATTATGACACAACAAGTGCTTCACGCTCTCTTGTGATTCCTGCACCATCTGTTCAATAGTACTTAAAGTATCAGCATGTACTGTGCTTTTGTATATAGGCGGACCAAAGTATCTGTTACATCCTTCTTGTAGGAGAGGTCTTTCGTATTGTCTTAGTTTTTGCTCCATTTTGTACCTTTCATGTTTGTTAAGAATACTTCATCACCAAGTACCAGCGCATCTGGACCGTATTCTTCAGTAAACTGCAAAGCATCTGCTTTTGTATGACACATAGGTTTGCCATGTGCGTTCATTGACGTATTTACAATAGCGGCAGGTTGATTTGCATCTCTCAACTGTCGTAATAGTTTAGCATACGGACCGTCATTCACTGTTTGATATCTCACTGTGTTGTCTGTATGTATAACACCTTCTAATGCGCTTTCACCGTAAGGTGTTGGTTTTGCAGTGTGTAACATGTAAGGCGATTTAGTCTTTGTGTGTAGCAAATTCGATAGTTCTTCTTCTAATACGATGATACCATATGGACGCCACCATTCTCTGTTTTTCAATTGACGCTCATTGAAGTAGTGTGCCGCATACTTCTTATTGGTTGCATATATGAGAGAGCGATTACCTAATGCTCTTGGACCTACATGACTTTCACCTTGACACACTGCTACGATTTTACCTGCTAATATTAAGTCTTTTACTATGCTTACAGTCTCATCATTCATCGTAGGTATTTCTTCTGCTTGCCAATTTGTCATCGGACATTTAGGTGCTTCCATACTCATCATGTCGAGATACGCAAACATAGAACCCATTGAGTGACCTTCATCACCAATTGTAGGTGGTATCATCATGTTATTAAACTTTTTATTCAGTGCTTCATTGATAATTACATTGTGTGCTACACCACCTGTATAACTGAACTTATCATCATCAGCAAACGCTTCTGAAAATAACTCTTCTAACTTTTCAGTCAATACTATCTGCCATGTGTGCATCCAATCCAGATGCCATGCATTTACATAAGGATGACCATCTTTGTGATGCCATACCATTGCATGAGGATATATATCTGCTTCTGCTGACCTGTGGCGTTTATTTTTCGATATAGCATCAATGTCAAATCCAGCAAGATACTCTGGTCCTACATCACTCTTAGATATAAAGGTATGTCTATTCATTGCTTGCCCAACAAAATCTTGAAATGAAAATGACCGTAGATATTCTGCATATTTGTGATTGTATCTACCGTAAGAAATAAGACCCATCAGGTTACCACTGCGGTCAGAAAAAGAGTTCTGCCACTGTTTATGATTACCTCTACCTAGCATATCACCTGCTGTATCAAAATACAAATCACCAATTGAACACATGTCTCTTTGTGTGTAACCTAATATACGCTTATTATTTTCGAATAAACTAATATGATAACCATAGTCACCACAACCATCTATAACGATACCTTTGTTCATTCGACCAAACATCCACTCAGCGACCATATAGTGTGCAAAGTGATGTTCGCATCTATAGTACTTTTTTGCACGATACGGAACAGTCTGAAATATGTGTTCGTATGTTTTTTCTGATATTTCTACTATCAGTTTATCTTCTTTGTATTGCCAATTCAGTTCTTTGTCTGTATCTAGGTCTGATATCTCTTCTCCTATTGTTACGATGATAGCATCTAACTCTAAAGGAATATTCATGCCTCGTAGGTCGTCTGTTAATTTAGGAAAGTTCCACTTGTAGTAGTGATACTTCTTGATACCTTTTACACGCTCAAGATTTAGATAAGTTGCTTTGTCGCCATCGTAGTATGTCACGTTGGCGTCATGATTGATAAGGTGTAGTGCTAGTGCTTTCATTAAAATTCTTCAATCACCTCAATAAGCAGTTTCATACGTTTAGCAATAAACAAATCAAGCAGTTTTCTTTTACTGCCTGTTATGGCACTATTTAGTTGCTTCAGAACATCTAGTTTCATATGCTCTGGCGTTTGCTTGAGGTCAACAAGAATAGCATTCTCTTTGAAACGTGCATAGTCCATAGGTGGGTTAGACATGAACTCACCAAACTTCTTCTTGCTCATAGGTTTCTGACGCTGACCTGTGACGAATACATCACCAGCAGATAGCACATTTGGTATGCCATCGCCTCTATCACCTTTGAGAATATGCTCTAGCAAGTAACCTTGAGGGTCGTTGCACTTTATGAACTTTTTGAGTATAGGTGAGTATTGCTCAATATTTGCATATTCTTGAAGTTGCTGAAAGTCTTTGTCACCAGACAAAATCAGAATAGGGTCACCCCCTAAATCACGACCATTTGCGTGACAGATTGTGCCGATGATATCATCTGCTTCTGCATGTTCTACTTGTATGACTTTATAAGGTGCGTTTTCTCGTATCTCATCACGAATATTATTGAGTGCAGTAAAGATTTCATTCCAATCATACTGTGACTTCTCACGGTCACTCTTACGACTTGCTTTGTAGTATGGGAACACTTCTTTACGCCAGTAGTTCTTATCATCACAACATATGACCATCTCGCCATACTTGTTACTGAACTTCTTATTGTACATACGCAAACTGTTGAACACCATGTGGCGTACAAGGTCTTCGTCTACAGATGATGCACCTTGTATATGCATCATCAGATTTGAAATCATAACTTGGTTTAAGTCAACTAGTATCATAATAATCTCACTGTTTAATCGTCTGACAGGTCGTCTTCAAGTTCATCTAACATTAACTGCAGACCAACTTGTGATATCTCTCCTGCTCGGTTTTTGATGACACGAAACTTGCAGTATCTATCTACTAAGTCTTGCATCTCATGGTGTACATTACCATGTCTCATAAGACAACTACGCAATGCTTCTAATGCAAATGCATAGTCTTTAAGAAACTCTGGGTCATGAACATCTACGCCATGACTGACCATCTCTTTAGCACCTGCCATCAGAATGCTTTCTGCGAGATAGTTACTCATGTCACTTGCTTTTGTCTTCTGCATATCTTCAATCATATTAGCGGCCGCTTCTGCTTCACGCTCTCTGATATTGATATCTACAATCTTGCTTTTCACTTTTGGAAACTCGATTATGTTATCCTCGGACATATTTGTATTTCCCTCTGACTAAAACAGTTCTGCTTTTAGTCTGCTTTTCGTAGATGATATTTTGCAGTGACACCAAGTGTGCAATTCTTCTACTTATGGCAACGCCCACATTCTTAGGAAGATATTCTTTTATCTCTTCATCTTCTAACAATGCGTTGCGTACTGCCGCAATGACTAGTCTTTTCTTAGCATGTTTCAGAGTATCCATTGCTTTGAATATCTGTCTATCTATAGTACTATGTATATCACGGCGTTTAGGGGTTCTTTTCGTTTGAGGCATAACCCATTTACGTTCTATGCCACTACTTAGGGAATCTTTAGAATAAACTTTTCTACCATCTTCATATAGTCTGTGACTGCCTTCGACTTCTTGATACATATAAACCTTTGTACCATCTGGTCTAGTGTTTATGTACTTCTCTTCAAACTTAGCAGGCACCCACTTATATTTCTTACCTTGGTCATCGACCTGATTGTCTGCAAGGCGTCTTAGTAACTCAGGTATTTCAAGAATATCTTCATTCAATTTGTAAGTCCCTCTCTTACTTCTGCTTCAATGTCCTCTGCATATACATGAATATCTGCATCATCATCTAGATATGCAAGTTTAACACTATCCCAGCGAAAACTACGCCAAGCATTTTTTTCTACATCCCACACTGCACAGACTTCATCATTACGTTTATTCGATGTCGCATTCTTTTCGACTTTCTCTGCCTCGATTTTAGGTAGATAATCTTCGACTAGAGTACACTTCATAACACGTTCTGTACCGTCTTTCTTTGTGAATGTTACTTTGCATATACCTTTATGCAAGTCTTCTAAGATTTCTTCTTTCACAATCATATTCTCCTTACTGTAATCGTTTATTGAGTTCATTATACCCTCCTATGTACTCATTGTCAATCACTATGATGGGAAAAGTTCTTGCTGTAGGGAATTTCGCCACCACATCTTCACGTTCAAAATCTTCACCTAGCATTTCTGCGGTGTACTCAAGACCTTTCTGGTCTAATAATCTCTTTGCCATGTCACAGTATGGACACTGCGGTTTACTCCAAATCTTGATGTTCATGCTTGTCCTTTATTCTCTATAATCTTTACACGATTGATGAATGTCTCACGCAATTTGCTATACCTGTTCAGTTCATGCTTGCGTACATATGCATCTAAGTCAATACAGTCATTGACATTGAACTCCCACGCCTCATGCTTATCATATGTAACCCATGTCTTGATTAAATTCTTGTTGCGGTCAATGAAAGTATATATCCAACTCTCATGGTCAATCATGTGATGCTTATGAATTAGTTTGATGAAGAAGTTTCTGCGCTTACCTGCAACGCCAACATAATCGCTGTCTTTATACTCTTCGTTGAACTGGTCACGCTCTTTACTTTTGTTGTATGTCGGCACCATTGCAACGACATAACCGATAAACTTTTTGTCAATCATGTCTTCTTCTGATAATGACAGTGCAATACATGTATTGATGAATTCATTGTTTGATGGTTTCATAGTCTTGAAATGCATCAGAATATTATCTGCTTTTTCTTTCAGTGCTTCTCTGTCTGCAGGCATAACATATGAGTTTACAGAGAAGTCGTTATCTTCTCTACGCTTCACCCACTCTGCGACTTTATCTTTTGTAGACTGATAACCAGGATTGTCACCACGAAATCCAGTCTGTGAGTTACCCATAAAGCAACCATCTTGCTCTATCTGAAATAACGCACGACTGATAATATCAACAAGTTTAATTTTGGAATTGTTGTCCGTAGTCATTGTCTAGAAATCCATCTTCGTTGTAACCATCATCACCATTTTGTACCTGTTCCCAAATATCTACTTGGTTGATACCGTGTTCTTTGATGAACTCTTCTTTGGTCATCCAAGTAGCGTCTTCTTGCATACCTAGGACCCATTGACCTGTCTTACTCATATACTTAACCCCCTTTCCATTTGATTTTGTGCATCCCACTTCGCCGCCTGTTCATCTGCCCACCTGTCGTATTTCTCAATGAACAGTTGTAACTTCGCCATACGACCGATAATAGTTGTCCATTCTTTCGACCCGTATGGTATATGCTTGAGTACACCATTTAACTCTTCAAGAATGTCAACTGCTTCACAATAGTCCATAACTTACCTCTTTCATTATATTATCAGTATAGACTATAGAAACTGCTTTGTCAAGCAATTTCTTCGATTGTGATGCGATATTTTTTTGCATTCATATCACACAAATCGATAGTCTTTTTTGTTGAATTAAATGCACCATTCTTATCTAAGTCCCATTTGATAGGGTCAATCAGACCGATGATGCCGTCTGGATCGTGCTTCAGTAGTGCTTTGCGTACTACATCGGCGATTTTATCACAATATGCTAAATTCATGCTTTCACCCATGTTTCATAATTAACGCCAGACCAACGATAACCTTGGTCTTGCTTGTAAACTTCGTATGCTTGGAGAACTTTGAGGGTTTCATCGAACCCAGAATCTATCCATTCGATTAGTGTCTCTACAGTAGTACCGTAGAACTCTGCACGTTTATTCAGGATAGTCATTGCACCTTTTATCTTCATAACAAATACCTCTTTTCAACTCATCTTACATATATAATATACGCTAAAATGAGGTAAATGTCAAGTAAAAAATGGGTAAAAATGCAATTATTTTGTAGTTGCGACAGTCATATGGTGCATTTTTGTCGCAATCGGCGATACTGACCTAGGTGTCTGTAGTTGCACTTCAACCCTAGGTTCTGGTATGATGTAGTGACACTTGTAGTCATCATTTTCCCACTTCCAGTACTCATCATATTTTAGCACTGTAGTTGTCATACCTTCTGTAAAGTCATGAAAAGAGACTGTAAGTGTCTCTTCACTCATGTCATCAGAAAATCTGCTAGGCGAAATACGAACTTCTGCATACAATTTCTTATCATCACTTTTTCTGATTAAATCTACTAATCGTTTATTCAGCGACATATCCTAACCCTCTCTCTGTGAGTACTTTATAATTTGCTTTGTGTGCTTGCTGTACGTCTTCTTTTGACTGACCTTTGTATGGCACTGCATAGCATTGTGCAATCATCATGTCGTTGATTGAATTACCCATGCTGTCAACTAACTCACCAAGTATACGACCAAACTTACCTGTTCCGTCTTTATATGTTCTTAGCGTGAATGTTTCACCTATAGGAAATCTATCTTCGATGTATTGTGATGCTAGTTTACCGTAGTGCTTTTCTTCTAAGTCTCTTGTGCGACTTTCAGGCGTATCGATGCCATGCAATCGTACACGCTGTTTGCGTAACCATACGCCGAAACCTAAGTCAATGTCAACATCTACTGTGTCACCATCAACCACTCTTAACATCGTTGCTTTGTACTCAAACACCGTTTGGTTTCCCATCTGGAAATCCAATAATACGATTGTCTTCGTCTACTTCTACATTCAACTTCTTACATGCTAGTCTCATAGTACCTTTATATTCTGTTGCATGAGGTGACCTGACGTTACGCTCAATCGTTCTCTTTGCTTTAAGACATTCGCTTAGTCCTTCTCTCACTGTATATTCTTGTAGTGATACTGGACTACCGAAAAACATTAATAAAACTATTGCTTCTTTAACCATGATTGTGTCCTTTCATATCATGACCTTCGTGGTTCATGAATTCTTTTGGGTTACCACACATTACATGGTCGTCTTCTGTAAACATTTGTTCTGCCACTGGTAGTGCTTTCATGCACTCGTCCATAGTCTTATACTCGCCTAATTCGATTATACTATGATTTGCTTTCATAACAAAAAGAATTATTGCTAGTGTTTCCATTAATGCCCCTCATGTGCGTTTGCTGATGGCGTTCTGATATTACTATTTGAATGTATCAAATCCATGATATCGTTTCTTATCTTCTCATGCGTTTGCTCTAAGTTTTCAATTCTCTTCATCATGAACTCAATTTGAAGTTTCTGTTGTTGGTCAAATGGTGCCTGTCCGCTCTCTATTTCTGAAGTTAATTTTTCTATTTCTTCTGCTAAGTGTTCAATTAACATAAACTGTTCACTATCGGCGGGTAGACTTCCCATTTCCCCTCTCGGCCACTTGATACGAAACTCGGTGTTCATTTCAAGGTCTGACTTCATCATGGTTTGAGATGTTTCTATTTGGTTTAATCTTTCGACTATCCCGAAATATGCCCACGTTGCGATTGCCGCACCAGCAATTAGACTGATGAGGTTACGCAATGGTAGTGCTACATTTGTATCGTCCGATACTTGTGATATTTTGTTTGCCATATAAGTATTTATCCTCATTCATATTTATGCAATTATCATGCTATTTACTTCTTATTGTTGTCTTCTACCCTTCTGTTTTCTTCTATGTACTCATGATGCACGATGCCACTATTTGGTACTTTCCACTCTCTTCTTTCTTTGTGCTTTTCCCATAGTGTATCTTCATCTTCGTTTACAATTTTTTTGACCTGCTCTGTCTCATCCGTTCTTTCTGCTTCCTCAGAGACGGTACGAACCTCTTTAGTTTCTGGGACGCTCTCTTCAGTCTCTTCGGCATCAACGGTCCCTGGTACTTGAACAGCATGTGCATCTACCTCCGTGAAATCTGCTATGTCTTCATTCTTTACTTTTACAAGTCTCGCATCTCTTAACGACTGATTTGCGGCGATTAATAGCAATACTGCCAATGGGTCAAACACAAAAATCAACAGTAAGATAACCCATCTCACTGCTTCATCAAAGTGGTCTTTTGCTTCATCACCGTATATCAGTTCTGCGATATACTTCAGAGGTCCTACCTCTGCTTCTAATTCAATCTGTTCTTTACTCAATACAAGTTTTTCTTGATTGAGAATTGCTATTCTATCTGACGCATCATCAATGATTGCGTTCAGTTCTGCACGTTCTTCTTTCTGCTTTTCTCTAGTTGCTATAGCACCTGTATCGCCTCTTACTCTGTCGTAGTCAATCAGTACTTGAACTGCTTTGTCTAACTGCGAGATAACTAGGTCAGCATCTTTGATACGTTTTTGCTCTCTTTCAATACGAGTTTCTATCTGTGCGATTTCTAGTGAATTATCACCAACAGATATGGTCTGGTCCAGATGTGCTTTTGATAGAAATCCAAAGATACCCATCGATGTGATGAATACTAACACGATAACTGCGAAAGATAGGTACGATTTGAGTAGTATTGGTGTTCTTTTCCAGTTCTGATATAACCATGATGCTGTAACTAGTTTACCTACTTCTAGTACACCACCCATGAGAAGAACTGGTATCTTTGCCGCACTGAAGATAGCGGCAAGACCTAGTAAAGAATACAGTGCGGCGATTGATGATATAGACAATGCCGACAATAAAGTAATTATTGCTAGTGTCATATGCGTTCTATTCCTGCTTTACAGATATAATAAGCATCGATAATGTCTGTCACTGGCGAATCCAGCGTATCTTGTCCCATTATATCTTTTAGTTCTAACACATATTTATGCTGTTCAAGAAACGCTTTATACATCGCTTCTTTATTAGCATTACCTTTACCTGTAGCATACTTCTTAACTTCAGATGGCGATATAGTGCTATAACTCATCTGATTGCGATATAAACGCATCTTCAAAGCACCACCATTCTCACCTATATGAAATACACGACCTTTTGCACCCATAGCATAATCTTCTATGAAAACATGGTCTATTGCTTGTAGACCAAACTGAGCATCTTGCTTACTCATGCAACTCATCGCCCAACTAGAAATGTTATGATATCTTTCTTCTGCGCTATCCCATGGTTTATGAGGGTCGCCATAGATGTTGTTCCATGTACCCTCATATTTCTTTTTGCTTGTTAAAAAGTAAAACTTACAGGTAAAGAATGAACACTTATCATCTGACGATATGCATATCGCCGGACTACTTAGTGAATAATCTATACCTACATACATTACCAATACCCTAAATTATGTCCATTGTGGACAATGATAAACATACATGCAACAATATGTATGACTACCCAACCTGTTCTTAATATTGCTACGATATCAGACTTACGCTTGCTATCGTATGCTTTGGTCCCAATTGTCTTGCACCAAATATCCCACATATTACTTCTGGAATCTTAGTGTATACTGTTTGCCGTTGTATTCAAATGTCACAATAGAATGACTATAAACTGTCTGTCTTTGCTCATCATATCTTGTTTCTACTGAACACACTCTTCTTGTGCCGCCTACTGCTTTGCTATTGTTATGACCTAGAATACCACCGATGACTGCACCAACTGCGGCACCGTTGTCTACATTCTTTGTCACGTTATTACCAATTAGACCACCGATGATTGCACCTTTCAGTGTATCACCTGTCTTATCGCCTGATACTGTTCTATCTGTACAAACTTCGACTTGATATGGTTTCTTCATAATCACTTCTTTACTTACATCACTGACAATCACGCCAGCGTTTGCATAGTTACACGCACCAAGTGCCAATAGTGCAATAGTTGCTAATAGTACTTTCATTATAAGTCTCCTTGTTTCCTGTTTTCACTAAAATATGCATCAAACTTGCCGCCAGGATATCGACTTTCTAGTTTGAATACGTTCTCTTTAATTACCTCGTTAGGGTCAATATCCAACGCTCTGCAAGAATTAACCCAATACCAAATAATATCCCCAAGTTCTCGCTTGAGATGATATTTAGTCTCGTCATCAAGTGGTTTACCTTGAAACAATACTTTCTTAACGATTTCTGCAAATTCGCCTCCTTCACTGTTTATACCCATTGCACCTGTTAAAAGCAATGGTATGTTCATTTCATCAATGTCTAGTAAAGACATTCTTCTAGTCAAACTAGACAAGTTTTGACTTTCATTAGATGTTACTGTACTAACAAATTCACTGTAATCTTTTAAGTCCATTATTCTTCGTCCTCTTCAAAATCTAATTCACCTTCTACTTCGCCCCCACAAAAAGGACATGTCTGCACTTCATAATAATCTTCATCCATGTTATGTGATATCTTGAACTCGGCATCACAATGGGTACAGAAAAAAGTTTTTCCTCTCATAGAAACTCCTACAGTTTGAAGTCTTTGAATGTATCGTCTGATACATCTTGCTTAATACCTCCAATAACATAGGACTCTATTTCAGTTTCTTGAGGTGCGTTCTGTAGTCCAGAACTATTTAACCAGTGCAATGTCCACGGTAGTGGGTTGTCACCTGGTTTGATGCTGAAGATAGGGTCAAGACCAATCGCTTTCATACGCTTGTTTGCTACCCATTCAACGTAGTCTGCCAGCAACTTTTCATTTAGTCCAATCATTGAACCATCTTTGAATAGATACTGCGCCCAACGCTTTTCTTCGTCTACTGCATCACGATATGCTTCATACATCCACTCTTCTTCTTCTTTGATAACGTCAAGCATTTCTTTATCATTCTCGCCTTTCTTGAAGTTCTTAATGATATGCTGTGTGATAGCAAGATGTTGACTTTCATCTCTCGCAATGAAAGAGATAATTTTTGCTGAACCTTCCATCAGTTTTAACTCACCGAATGCAAACGTACAAGCAAAAGACACATAGAAACGAATACCCTCTAGAATATTCACAGTGACTAATGCACGCCATAATTTACGTTTCAATTCTTTTGTCGAACCTTTACCTGTTACTTCATACTTTCTTGCATAGTTCATGAAGTCATCATAACACTTTGTAATGCTATCTGCACGTTCCATGATACGCTTGTCATCAATTACTGTGTCAAAAATTTCAGCAGGGTCAGCATACAAGTTCTTAATCATATATGTGTAACTGCGACTGTGAATTGTCTCCATGAAGTCCCATGTGATGATACAACCTTCTAGTTCTGGTATCGAACAGTGAGGTAAAAATGCTAGTGCAGGACCTCTACCTTGAACACTATCAAGCAAAATCTGATACTTTAGATTAGATGTGAAGATATGCTTTTGTTCAGGTCGCAACTCATTATAGTCGTTTCTGTCTTTCTGCAAAGATATCTCTTCTGGTCGCCAAAAGAAACCTAATTGCTTCTGTGTAAGTTTGTCAAAGATAGGATACTTGAATTCATCGTATCTTTGCATACCTTGGTCCTCACCAAAGAACATTGATTGCTTAGTGAAGTCTACTTTATTCTGATTAAATACGCTTGCCATTTCTTTCTCCTATATTGCACACGCATCACACGTTTCATCATCGTCAGATGACTGCAGTGTAGCAGGTTGCGTTTCTGGTTGATTATCATGCCACCCGATTGAGTGTGCCGGTTCATCATCATCTTTCTTACCATCGTATGTGTTTTGATAGTAAGATGTCTTCCACCCATACTTATATGTTGTCAACAAATCTTGTGCCATAACAGACACAGGTACTTCGTTGTTGTCATAGTTCTCTGGATTATACGACCAGTTACCACTGATTGCTTGGTCGAAATACTTTTGCATCATTGCTACAACTTTGATATACCCTTCATTGCTATTCATATCCCATAGCAATGTATAAGCATTCTTCAGTGTAGAATATTGTGGAACAATCTGTTTAAGAGTCCCTTTCTTTGACTTTTTAACGGACAAGTAGTCTCGTGGAGGTTCAATTCCATTTGTTTCTCCTGACACAACGGAACTGCTCTCTGATGGCATCTGTGCGGACAGAGTTGAGTTCCTGAGTCCATATGCCTTGATATCTGCCCGTAGAGATTCCCAATCACGACTTAACTTTCTGTTGCATATTTCATCTACTTCTTTCTTGTAAGTGTCGATAGGCAGAATACCATCTGCATATTTTGTTCTATCGTAATAGTCACACTTACCTTTTTCTTGTGCAACCTTATTAGATGCTTTCAGCAAGAAATACTGAAAACTCTCTGATAGTTCATCTACAAGTTCCCATGCTTTTGGGTCATCATATTTGACTTTGTGTCTTGCAAGATAATGTGCTAGACCTATATATCCAACTCCTAAACTACGTCTTGCTCTCGTTGATACTTCAGCGGCGAGTACAGGATACTTCTGATAGTCAATAATCTCATCAAGTGAGCGAACTGCTAAGTCGCACAACTCTTCTAAATCATCAATGTCACGCAACTGACCCACATTGATTGCAGATAAAATACACAATGCAATCTCACCTGCTTCATCATCTATATGCTGAATAGGTTTAGTAGGCAGTGTAATCTCTTGACATAGATTAGACATATAAACTCGGTCTTTGAATGAACTGTGACTGTTACAATGGTCAATGTTCATCAGATAGATACGACCTGTCTCTGCACGTTCTTTGAGCATGTCGATAATAAGTTCTCTAGCACTTACTTTTTTCTTCGGTATGCTAGTTGCTCTCTCATACTTTTCGTACATCTCATCAAATTCTTCTGTACCAAATGCATCATATAGACCAGGTACATCATGAGGTGAGAACAGAGTGATATCTTCATTTTTTAGAAAACGCTCATAGAACAACTTCGACAACTGAATAGAGTAGTCAAGTTTACGCACACGATTATCTTCTGAACCTTTATTGTTCTTCAATACAATGATATCTTCAATCTCTTTGTGCCAGATTGGAAAGTGAGTTGTAGCAGAACCACCACGCACACCATTCTGTGTACAACAACGTACAGTTGCTTCAAACTTCTTTAAGAATGGAATGACACCAGTATGTTGTACTTCTCCACCTCTAATTTTTGAATTAATACCTCTAATGCGTCCTGCATTGATACCAATACCTGCTCGTTGAGATACATAATATCCGATAGCACTATCAGAATTAAAAATAGAGTTAAGAGTATCATCAACATCAACAAGCACACAACTAGCAAACTGACGGATGGGAGTACGAACTCCCGCCATGACCGGCGTTGGTATGTTAATCTTGAACTGTGATATTGCATTGTAATATCTCCTTACATATTGAAGTCTAGTATCTCTAGGATATTGTGCAAACAAAGTGGCGGCAATAAGAATATACATAAACTGAGGTGTCTCATAGATATCACCACTGCTTCTGTCTTGTACTAGATATTTGTCAACGACTTGTTGCAGACCAGCATAAGTAAAGTTTAAGTCACGGTCATGCTTCAACATCTTATTAAGATAATCCCATTCAGTATCGTTGTAGTATGTCAACAAGTCTTTGTCATATACACCTCGGTCGATGTTATGCTTGACATGGTCGAGTAAATCAGGATAGTCAAAATGACCGAACACGTTCTTTCGTAGTCCGTACAACAATAGTCGTGCGGCAACATATTCATAGTTCGGTGCTTCAAGTGAAATCAAATCAGATGCAGACTTTACTAGAATTTTTTGAATGTCCGAAGTTTCAATGCCATCATAGAACTGAATACCAGAATTCATTTCGACCTGTGATGGTGATACACCATGCAGACCATCACATGCTTCCTGTGTGATTTTCTGAACTTTACGAACATCTAAAGTTTCTTTTCTGCCATCAGTTTTAATGACATGAATATCTTCGTTGACCATGCTCTCTCCTTATCTAATTCTAAATTGTAAATATACTAAAGGGTACTTTGCTTTAATATTTGGTTGCGTAATCTTACACCAAGGTGTGCCTTTTGATACATAAATTCTACCAGGATATGATGCAACTACATCTTCTGGTTCACAGTCATGATATGTAATATACTCACCACCCCAATTCTTTGACCATGCTTTAGCAAAACAAACACTGATTACATAACCATCTGCTGGTCCGTGAAATGGTGTAGGATAATCATCGTAAGTATATGTGTGTACGGTTGGATATAAAATATCTGCATTCATATATCTACGCATCTCTGGGTTATGGGTACAAATTTCTTTCAAGATTTCTTTACAAGTATCGATAATATCTTCATCCTTCATTTCATACAAATCTATTTTCTCTGTATCCATTTGTGTTACCATGTTATCATAAAAACATAGTTCTGGATCTGTTTTTGTCTTATCGTACAAGTGGTCTGCTTGTACTGTATGTTGAAGTGCCATAATTTATTCTCCGTAACTACTAGCGAGTTTTGCGCCATGCTTTATTGCATACTCTTCATCGCCATCAACTGTTAATTTATAAGCGAGTGTATATCGATAGTCATGCTGATACAAGCGATTGAAAGAACCTGCTTTGTGTAGCATCCAACCATTGAAAAACACTGCTCGACCTGCTTTAGGTGAGACTGCGCCAATCACATCTTCGTTATTATCATAGAACAAAGTTTCACCGCCGTACTTAATATCATAATCACGATTGCAATATATTATACATGTTGTGTGACCCCCATCATGGTGAGGTAAACTTACATCATCACATTTCCATGCATTCATATATGCTCTCATTATATCATACTCTTTATCAACAAGTGATTTTGCTTGACTAATAATTTTATTGTCAAGTATGTTTCTCCACTTATCAGATAAATCCGCTGACATCCCAGACAAAACTCGTTGCTGTTTGTAAATGTCAGTTTCAAATGGGTTCCATTCGAACTGTTTTAAGTCTCTTCTCAGTTCAACTAACTCATTAGGTAGCATGAAATCATCTACAATATCAATTCTGTAATCATCTACTCGCATTTCTTCCATTCTGTAAACCTCATCTTTGCACTTAGATTTTTATGTGTGCTTTTACTTATAATGTCTAATATCTCTAACTTGCTTTTTCCTGCGATAATCATATCGTTAATATCTTTTTCACCGACATTATCAGGCCATATCACAACAGTATCATTATTGTCAATATGCTTTTGCATACGCTTTACAATCTCAGGATTGCGTGGTTCATTATCATACACAAATACATAGTCACCATTGCTAGGTAACTTAGTCGCATCTGCACCTGCCATAGCAATACTATTATCTATAAACATGGAATCGATAGGACCCTCTACAACGTAAATCTTTTCGGTAAGATTGACTTTATCTAACCCATAAAGTTTAGGTGCAGTCTCATCAAGCATGATAGTGATGTACTTAGGTTTCTCACTACCGAATGCTCGACCTTGAAACCCTGTCAGTTTACCAGTCTTGTCATAGAAAGGTATGATAAGTCTAGGGTGGTCTTCTTCTACTCTAGGAAACTTATTAGGTATTAATCTGTTGACAAATGTATAGAACTTGTTGACTAGTCTTAGTTCATCCCATCGCTCTTCAGGTATCTTTCGCATCTGCATATACTTTCGTACTGGATGCTCAGAAGATAGTCTAGAAACGGTTTTAACGGTGTCTAGGAGGGTTGTTTCTTTAATTACGACTGATTGATACTCAGGTTCATCATGTATTGTGTGCTTACTTTCTCCACTACTATATCTTGCAAGTACATATCTCTTATATACTTCTGCATCGACACGCTCTAGTAATTTACCGAAAGTTGTAGATAGACCACAGTTATGGCAACGGTAAAGCATCATGTCTTTGACACGATACAAGTACCCTCTTGCTTTGGTCTTTTTCTTTTGACTATCGCCACAAACAGGACAACTGAAGTTATAAAGGTAGTCTTTTTTCTTCTTAAAGTTGCGTAGTTTGTGTGATATGGAATGAATATAATCTAAATCTGTCAACAACATGTTTCATAATATACATTAGTGAGTTTATAATGTCAAGTTAAAAAAGGTCTGTCCACGGTATATTTGCCAGCACATAACCAACAACTGCCGCACCACCAATCATCAACCAACGCCATTGTTCTAATGCAGTTAGTCTTTCTGTTACCAGTTGATGGTGAAGTTGCTGGTCCTCTCTTAACTTGCGAATTTCATCCATAATCACTCTATGTGATTTTTCGATTTCCACAGTTACCTCGTCCCGGTGCTTTTCTATTCTTTCATGAATTATTTCCACATTATGTCCTATGCTTTGTTCTGTTTGTTCAATTCTTGTCTCTTGCACCGCTATCATAGTATTAATTGACGTTGCTACTTCAGATAACTTTTCAATCGCCGTATCGAGTTTGCCAATGACCTTGTTAAGTTGGTCAATGTCTTTCTTTACTATTGCGAGTTCTGTTTGAATATTATCTGCCATAATCGCCCTTATTATTATTTATTCAGTTCAGGCGTTTCGTTTCTTTTTCTGTGTCCATTCCATGCGACAAAACCACCAAGTCTTAATGCCCAATATGCTAAGTAGTTTAGAAAATGAAAACCATTCTGTTCGATGTTGATATCTCTAAATATCTCATCTGCACGTTTTTGAGTAATCTTACCCATTGTTTCTTTCTGACCAGATTTAAGTAAAGTTTCATACTTATAAGCATAGTCATGCACCAGTCCACCCATGAGAAGAACACCTGTAGGTGATAACCATGTGTGTAAGAACTTAGGAATAGATGCACCGTCAAATCTGAAACCTTGCGGTATGATATACTTCTCACCTTCGATAGTAAATGACCAATCATCAGCAACTTCCCAATGGCGAGTGCCTGTTATCCACATCCAGATTGCACCCCAAAATCCTTTACCTGCTGTCGGTATTGCAATTGGTCTTAGTTGAGGCATGACGTTGTACTCAAAACCAATTCTTTCTTCTTTGTTATCAACACCAAACATGTTGATAATAAAACCTATCACAATTAGTATACCAACTACAGTGAACTGCCACCAAGTGACTGCTAAATCAATTATCATCTGCATCTTTCTCTCCTTCGTAGTAATCTCGGTACTGTATTATTATTTCTTTTTGCGTACCCATATATGTTTTTATGTCTGCAATATTCATGCTAAGTGCCTCGTATCCGTCGGCAGTTAATGCGAACAATGCAACTGGTTGTCCTTTTGCTTCAAGTTCTTCAAATATCTTATCAGCATTTTCTTGTGTGACAACAATAAACTTTTGCTCTCGTAATTTCAGAGGTTCAGGATTAGGTAAGTTCAAAGCAGGTTTAGATACTTCTACTTTTACTGTCTCTATCTGTTTAACTGGTGTGCCTAATAACGCACAACCTGATAAAAAGACTGCGCTACTCAGCAGTAAGATTTTCAATATCATTTAACACATCCTTTGTACCTTTATTTACGATACGTTCTATTAATCCTGGTTTTTGAACTGCAAGATAGTTGATGTCGTGGTCTGAAAGTTTTTTCTGTAATTCTGCTTTCGCACCATTCAACTCTTTTACTTTTGAAGATAGTTCATTGTTTGCAACCATAATCTTTTCATAAGATTCCTTTTGCATCGCAATAACTTCTTTTTGTTCAGTGATACTTTCTTCAAGTTTCACTTGATTGACTTTAAGCAAATCGTTTTCATGTTGTAGTTTCTTGACGTAATAAAGTCCTCCACCAGCAACGGCGAGGACTGCAACTATCATGACTACTTTTGCGCCACTAAATATTCCTATCATCTATAAACTCTCTTAATGAAGCATTCTTTCTTTGTATCTTTCCCCACGAACCACCACCATTGGGGTTGTAGCGAATACCTTTTTGATTTCCTGTATCTTGACACTGCAAAATAATCATACCGTGTGGATTTTTTCTTGCAAAACTATAGATGCTTGCTTCTGCTTCATCTTCTATGTTTAGATACTTGTTCCAGCGTTCAAACTTCTTCTTACCTTTTGAAAATCTAGCAAACACCTCAGGTGTAACTTTGAAGATTGCAGTCTTACGTTTTTTCTTCTTAACTACAACCGTGTCGCTATCTTCGCCTGTTCCTGCTACTGCTGGACCCGTAGAATTTGCGGCGGCATCCTCCCACGCTTTTCTCACTTGCTGTTCTGCTAGATAAAATCCAGGTCGGTGTTCTGCGGCATCTAGTTTTTCTAGAAGCATATCGTCTGTTTCCCAAAACTCTTCCTCTTTTACAATCTTCTCACGAATAAGCAGTAGAGCGGCGGCATAGTTTGCAAGTCTTGACTTTACAAATGGCACCTTCTCTAGCAACCCACGCAATCTAAACACAAGTCTATGAAGAAGTGTGTATGCGTTTGACTGATTTGATGTAGTGAAATTTCTCATCTTGATAATTTGTTCACCTTTGTCGTTGATGATACCGAGTTTATATGCTTCGGTGTCTTCATACTTGACAGTGAACAATCTCAGCATTCTGAGGGTGATTAGATTGTCTACTAGTTTACTCATTCGTTTCTAAGTTCCTGTACTATTCTATTGTCTAACGAGACATTCACCAATTCATCATCTCTCATATAGTTCAAGAACACTAGAAATGTTTTCAAGCAAGGCAACATATCAGTTTCTACCTTGAAAAAAAGCATCTTTTTAGTTGCTTCTGGACCAAATACATTCGACAAGACTACCATATGATTTATCACCAGTCTTGCTCTCAGTTGACCAGTTTCAAGATATTTCTTGAACAGTCTCTTTATATACTTTATACGTTTCAAATCTTCTTGAAACTCTTCAAGGTCCATACAATGAGGGTTATTATACGCTTTCATTGCATAGACCAAGAAGTTCTTTTCTGTCAACTCACCATTCATAATATAATAATTTATAATAGTTCGTTAGACGATTTTAGCGTAGACTGTCGTACATCCTGTTTGATGAGTTTCGTAATCAAACTGAATGCTCATGCCTTCTGCTGGATTCTCATCATCTAACTGGTCGATAGCAGTTGTTACACTTTTACCTGTGATACCACCAAACTGTGTCAAAGGTGCTGATACAGTACCTTTTGTTTCAGTCATAGCAGGAATATCAAACGTCAGACCAATCGTTGCAAGTTTACCTTGTAGTTGCAACAATGCTCCTTTAGGGTTGATATATTCACGCTTGCCAATCATACCCACATGTGCATTCAACTGTTGCAGTACATCTGGATTCTTGATATCTACCAATGCCAAGTCTGTACCATCACCAGTTGGGTTCTGTGAGTACCCATCTTCTGATAGAACATCTGTAATTGTATCTACAATATTTCTATGCTCTTTCATTTCTGGTTTGTCGTGTACATAACCCATTTTGTCCATTTTTAAATGGGCGTCAAATGTTTTTGCCATATAACCTTTACCTGTTTTAGGGTCATACATCATGTGAGGTTTGAAGTTATCTTTTGTCACCTCTTCGTATGATGCAGTCACAGGTTTTTTAGGTGCGGCAGGTTTCGCTGGTTCTCTTTCTTTAGCGATATCTGCTTTTGCTTTTGCAAGTCTTGCTTTATCTGCTTTCTTCTTTTGAATTTTAGCGAGTTTTGCTTGTGCGGCATCTGCACGTCCAGAAGTTGACATTCTGTTTGCAACTTTCTTAACGCCTGATACTGCACCTTTTGCTACCTTCGCTACTCCTCGACCGATTGCACCTACAATACCTTCTTCAAGTTCATTGAGGTCTTTGTCTGATAGATTGTCAATGTAAGCATCGAACAACTCATCATTCATCTCAAGAACTGATACGAGTTTGCTTTCGGTGAGATGTGTCTTAAATGATTTCATTACACTCTCCCTTTATTATGTTCCGATTGTGCAACCAGTATTTGACAAGATTTGCCACTTCGAATTATTAAACATCAATGTGATATTATCACCTGCATCTTCCATGGTGATAGATAATCCGTTTGCAAAGTTTGCAGGATTAATTTGAACATCACCACCATCTGTAATGAGAGTGATATTTTTAATTTGTCCTTGTACACCATCAGCAAAAGTCAATGCATTACCAGAAGTAGTTACTGCAGTTGATGTAATATTAGTGATTGCTGTTGTTACACTGACAGCGGCAGTTGAACCCGCCGCCGTGATTGCTTCTGCAGTTCCATCAAATGCTAGAAAACCATCTAGTTTGATATTACCTGCAATATTCTCCAACAGATTTTGTACTGTTAGTTTTTTATTCGAACCACCTTGTACGATGTGAAGCAAGTCTGCGGATGCACCTGAACTTGCGGCGGTCAATTCACTTATTTTTTGGTCTGCCATATTAGTCTCCTATTTTGCAGTTTATTCACTCTATGCTTTGTTACAAGACATAGACTTTTCTAGGTGGGCGCAACTTCAATGGCGCCCAATTCATTATGCTGATACAGTCAGCGTATCCGTTACACTAGCGATTGCTACTGCGGCATTGACCGCTTCGCCATCAACCAAAGTACCACTGTTCAATGCAATGTTCTGGTTAGCAATCGACAATACATCGTTCTCTGCTACACCACCATTACCAGCGGCATAAGTCTTACGGAATGTAAGTTTGTTAGTTCCTGTTCCAGACTGGTAAGCGGCAGTAAATGTCGCATCTGTACCTGAACCTGCTTGTGAGTTAGTTACTGTGATGGTTGGTGTACCACCAGAAGTATTTACTGTAATCTTTTCGTTGTAGACAACAGTTACATCGATGTTACCACCTGCCGCTTCGCCAAATGATGTAGTAGCGAAAACTACAGAACTAACATCTGCAATGTTAAGTTTAGCGGCACTTGACAATTCGCCAATTGCTACAATAACTTCTTCTAGACCTGTATTAGGGTCTTTATAAATCCAACCTTTAGAGGTTGCATATGTATCTCTCTTTTGTGCAGTAGTCAAAAACTTAGGTTTTGCTTCGTCTGCATCTGTTGCGCCCCATGAAGACATAGTATTTTCTCCTTTAATTTTTTATCAGAAACCGTGTTTCTTCAAAGTATTTATAGTTTTCCTTGCGTCAGTGTGCCATATACCGATGCCACCTGCCGATTCCCATTCTCTAATATTTTTGATGTAATCATCAATCAATATGTTTTGTATACCATCAGTCACCGCATAATCTTTCTTTTCTTGTCTCAATACAAGATTTATGCGTTGCTTCGGCATCATAAGATGTCTCTTTATCCAAGACTTCTTACCATCTTTACAATTCTTATCCCATTGTGCATAAGCAGAGAGAATATAAGGATGACTTGACTTTACATATCTGAACAATTCTTTACCGCCTGGCATCCAATCAAGAGTGTGCCAAAACGATGGATTCTTTTCAATCTGTGCTTTGATTTTACCTTTTGCGCCTTTAGATATATCTGGTGATGTAAAATCTTCACCTGTCGTATCTTTTACGCCTTTGATAAAATCACAAAGAACTCCATCCATATCTAAAAATATTTTCGCTTGCCCTCTTTGTTCAAATTGTTTTAGTGTTATAGTCATTTACTCATCTTCTTCTTTTGGTTTTTCTTTTACGTTGTGCGTGACTTTCATAGTCGTTTCTCTGTTAGCATCTACGAATACCAGTTGCAATCGATTTGTTATCTCATGGTCTGGTGTCTCTTTTAACTTCAAGTCTATTGTAACATCTTTATCACAAAAGTCAAGACCTAAATCACGAACTTTCTTAATAAAATTAAACCACAAATCCTCTACCTTGGGAACATCGTCCCTTGTAAATTGCTTTGCCATCGTACTAACTTTCGTGCGAGTGAACCCTTAGTCGGATTCTTTATCGCCTTTCCAATTAGCATCAATGTAGTCAAAAAATTTCTTCTTATCTCCGTCTGACAATTCTGAAGGTGACTTAACGCCACGCTTTTTTAACTCTTTAGCAAAGAACTTCTGATATGCACTTTGGTCTTCAGTTTTAGTGCTATCAATCTCTTCTCTACTTCTTTCTTTCAGATTGAACGGATTATTGATTCCTAATCCAAACATTATTTGCTCTCCTTTGTTTCTACTTTAGTGTCTAGATAATCCGCAGAACCATCTAGTTTATCTACTGCTACTGCGACTTTATTAGTCCACCAAGTAGGTAGTTCGTCTTCATCACTTAATTTATCTAGTTCAGTTTGCATCTTCTGTAGTGCAGACATAGCAATCTGTACTTGATTTTTTGCAGATGCTACATCAGTGTGTCCGTCTTCTTTTACAAACTCTTCACTCTTACCTCTGACTTTAGCGGCAAGGTCTGCATCTGCTTTACCCCATGTACCTGACGATTTGGTCACGAAAGAATTTACTCTTGCGAGTCCCCATTGCTGTGGGTTTGTTCCAGGTCTATGACCACCCTTCCATGCGGCAACGCCTCGCTTAAATACTTGCTTCAATATACCAAGCGGCATACCAGATTTTTCTGCTTTCTTCTTTAGTGCGGCATCATTCTCATCAAGCAATCTTTCTTCTAAGTTTGCTTCAACTTGAGATACTTCTGCTAGTACTTGTGCCATTGTTTTTCTATAATGTGTCATCGCTCTTCCCAAATCTTTATTTTAAGATTTCCTTTTCCTTTTATTACTCTATGATACTGCAATGCAGGTATCTTATAAATTCTTCCTCTCTCAAGTGTCACTGGTAATTCATTATCTAACTGTAACTGCCAATCTACACCTTCAAGAATTGTTATCTCTCTATTGTATTTATCCCTATGCCAAATCAACTCTGCATCTTCAACATCTTCGCTGAAAATACGTTCATCGCCTCTATCAGTATATGGATTACCAGAAGAAGTTTCCGCCACCAGATAATCCTAACTGTTTTGCATAATAAGGCATTCTACACGCCCAATAACCAGGTTTTGTTTTGTCTTTCTTTGCTGGACAATTATGTCTAGCAGAAAATGATTTTCTTGCTTCTGGATCATTGAGTTTGATTTTCAAACCAGTAGTGTCGCCCCAACTGACTTTTTTTACATTACCAGATTTAGGGTCTTTCACATACACATAATACTTCTTAGGTCCACCTGCTTTCGGTTTATTCAACTCAGGTTGCTTTTCTTCTTCAATCATAGGACAATCAAGTGGTACATGATTACCTTCGTACATTGCAAATGAACCAATGTCAGTCTCTAATAATTCTTTATCAAAGTAATCTAAGTTAGTTCTGTCTATTGTTTTCTTCCAGTCATTGAATGTTTCATAGTACATTTCAGAACCCACACGATAGATGTTACTTTCTATCAATCTGGACTCTTGCTTGTTCATATTCTTTAGACGTTCTTGTTCTAATTTCTTGAGTTTTGGTCTTAGTCTCATCGCAATACGATTAATCAATGCACCTTTACCTTGCAGTCTTTTTTCGATTGCTTGCTTTTCTGCAAAACTCAAATCGTTGTAATTCTTTCCTTTGATGTATCTCTTACGCATTAGATTTCTTGCATGACGTTGCGCCCTCTTCTGCAACTTCTCAGGTGAAGATGGTCTCTTGAGAGATATTGCTCTTGCTCTTGCAATCTTACCTTTCAGTCTACGCATTTGCTGACTACGCTTAAATCTCTGCGCTGGTGTCAATACTTCATCGACCCAACTATAATTATCGTCAATGACTGTTCTCTGCATACCATCATCACTAGACATGTTTGACCAGTCTTCATCGTCATGGTCACCATCTCCGTCTAGGTCTGGATAGATATCTTCTACATCTTCTAGTTCATCATAACCATCGATGACACCTTCTAAATCTGTTGCAAGTTCTTCATCATTGTCGATATCTACTTCTTCTTCTAAAAAGATATCGATATTCCAGTCATCACGCAAATCATCTTCTTCGTCATGTGAGATATACGAAAAATCTTCACTTGCCGCTTTTGCTCTCGCCATCTGGTCAGGTGTAGGTGCGCCCTTGTCACCAACTTTTCTCATCTTCTCACCAGAACCTTTTTCAATTCGTTCTCTTTTCTTGCGAATATTATCCCAGAGACTTTCGCCTTTCGCCATCTTTGTTATAGTCGCATAGTAGACAGATGGTCCTTCTTTCTCACCGTATCTGTCGATGAAGTCTTGCTTGTCTATATCTTTTTCATACTTCTTCATCTTTTCTTTTTCTGCAGGTGTCAGTGTTCGTTCATCTATCTCAAACTCATCTTTGAATGGTTTGTCACCTTTTTTAATAATTCTACCTGACTTTTTGGTCACAGGCACTTTTAAGTTCTTCAGTGTTTTATGTCTTCTTAAATATGTCTTCTCGCCTACAGATTGCCCTGGCGTTACCTCTTTCGTATGGTCAGCATAGTCTTTACCTATTTCATATGCTTCGTATTTGTCAGATTTTCTTTTCGTGCCATCTGCTCTCGGAATAAGTCCTTTTGCTTTAAGATGTGCTATATCTGTGAATCCTGCTTTACCTGACTTGTATCGTGCCATCGCATCTTTTGTATTAGGTGCGTCTTCATTCATCTCTTTTGTTTTTTTCTTCATCTTATTGATGTAAGCACGATATACATCTGCAGGTCCAGTCTTACCCATAACTCTTGCACGTTGCTCCATTGCAATCGCCGCTTGAATTTTATGTGCATGTTTTCTACCAGAACCCTCTATCTTCTTCACACTTGCTTTTGCATCTTCTACAGTAGCAAACTTCAGACCATGAATAGTTCCTTTTGGATTTTCATCAGTATATAAATCAGAGTGTTTGTCGCTATTAGCAGGTTGACCTTTTTTTCTTGCTATTCTCGGATTATCTTCTTCATCTGTCGATACTTCTCCAAACATTTGCTTGAATTTCTTCGTGTGTTTTGAAGGTTTTGTTTTTGCTGTAGCATCTCCAGGTGCTGGTTCGTAAGCACTTGGGTCGTCATCTGATTTCTTTGCACCTTTCTTGAAATGTGCATCTCTGGCAGATTTGGTAGACTTGGACTTGATTCCCTTATAGTATTTTGCTGGTTGTGTACCGGACTTATCTGCGATATCTTTGTCTTGTCGGACAGTGGATCTATCTTCGTCATCTTTCTTTTTCTTCTCGGATAGGTCAAACAACCACTTTGTATAAACATTACCATCTTCTCCTTTGCAATACACAAAGTTTGGACCTTGTTCTATGATTTCATATTCTGTTTCTTCATTCATGTCATAGACGATATCGCCTACATTGAAGAACTCACCCATGAGATATGCTTCACGGAGTTCATCTCTGTCAAACATAACATCATCGCTGATAGAATATACTTTGCGAATTTGATTGTAAATTGCAGTCTTTTCTCTGTCTGATAGTTTAGATGCAAGTACTTCTTTGAACTTATCAAGTTTACCAGTCTTTGCAAGTTCACGCAACTTAGTACCAGAGATACCTTCGACACCTTTTGCTTTCGGGTCACGCTTACCAGCGGACACTGAATTGATAGAGTTAAAGTTAAAGTCTTTGCCGTTATATCTCTTAATGAGATTGACCATCTCAGCATCACGGTCTTCACCAAATACTAATGTGATATCTGTGTAACCGTCTGCTTCTAATTCTTTTGCAACTTCAATGATTGTTCTTGCTCTTGACTTTTTGAAAATACCAAATGCTTTCTTAGCATATTTTGCTTTTTCATTATATGTCAGAGGGTCTTTTTCTTTGTTGCTTGTATGTGACAAGTAAAGACGGGCATCTGCGCCTCTCGCCTTTGCTTCTGATTTGATTTTATTTACGAGTTTCTCATGCCCGATAGTAGGCGGGTTCATTCTGCCGAATGAGAATACAATTTTCTTTTCTTGTGCTTCCTTCAGTCTTTGCTGAAGGTCTGTAAACTTTAACGTCATTTTTTCACCCAATTTTTTGCGGCAGTGAAGTTAGCACGACTGAACTCTAAACGGTTCACAAGTTTAACTGCATTACCTTTTAATCTGTCCACTGCCACAAACCCCTCAGGTTCTGTGGTCTTCAATCCATCATCTGTTCTCAGAAATGTCCCAATAGATTTAACTTTTGACAATTTCTGCACCAATACATTCTTAGCGTCCATAATATAGTTGTATAACTGTGTAGCATTCTGCAAGTCTGCAGATTGCTGTTCAATCTTATTTAGTCCATCTTTCTTTATTTCAGTATACTTTTGTTTACCTGCTTCAGATTTTACACTCTCAATCTTCTTGTCTAGTTTAGTAATCCAGTAGTTCTTGAAATCAGAAACCATTGTATTACTATCAGGTAAATCATCAGTACTTCTAAAATACGAGTTCAGATGAACCTTAAAATTAGTTGGGATAGCGAATTGGTTCTTTTCATCAAAGTTATCTGCCATCTGGTCTAAGTACTTAGACACTTTAGGTAGAAGACTTTCAATCCGTTCGATATAACCATTGAGAAGTTCGGTTTCATCTTTAGTCAGTGTAACTGTGCCTGAAACATCTTTATATGAGGCATCATCGAACCAGACCGTCTTCTGCTTTCTCAACTTACTAATATTTATATTAAATGATGCTTTCATAGTGTCTAATGTGCGACCTTTATATTCTGTGTGAAATATGATACCCATCTTAGTTTTTTGTACAAATTTACCAAGAGGTCCATTCGCAGGTATCGCATAGACAATAGTGTTAGGTTGAAAGATAATGTAATCTTCACCATCAATTGTTTTCTTTTGCAAGTCAGATTTCGTATACATCATATCGCCTTGTATGACGCCTTTGATGCCTAACTTTGATAATTCGTTTAGTGCTACAGTCAACTTCTCAACAAGACCACCAGTATGGTTCTTGCGAATGTCTGCAACTGTTTTGTTTAGTTTAGGGTTAACATTAAATACTGATTTAGTAGCAACAAAGAACTTACCATCTGACGGATCAATACCACAGAAAATAGCAGGTGCGCCATCCCATTTAGTAGTGATGTTTACACCAGTACGAACATTACTTGATAGCATGTTACGAACTTCTTTGAGAAAGTTAATAGCATTCTCTGCACCGCTAGAACCATCAGTAATAATGGTTTCTTCGATATGTGTCAGATGTGTATTGCGGTTTTCTGACAGTTCTTCTGTGTGTTTCTTAAAACTTAACATAGTACTATAATACCATACTTTCCCTATTTGTCAACACTAAAATGCATTTATGGCAAACTTTTTTCACTAGTGTTGTATTTTTGCAACAGTATCATCTAATCGTTGTCTTATTTAGTCCAGATTTACTCTTGTAGTCCATCATCAGATGAGATGGATATACACCTGATTGTTTGTTTCTTATATTTAGTTTGAAATCAAAGTATGAATTACCAAACTTCATATCTATTCTTTTTGCACGACCATCGTTCCCGGCGTAGATAAGTTCGATGTTACCTACGATAGTTGCCATCGCATCATTTTTAGCAGGGTCCATGAACCAGAAGTCTACTGACCCATTCTCTTTTCCATGTACCATGTAATAGTTTGAACCGATTGCTGTTGATATAAGTGCTTTCAATTGCTGTCTGTCTACAGTTCTTGAAGCATCAACTTTATTTTCTTTTAGTGCTACTGCAGAACCATAGTTGTTGAACACATTACAGAACTTAGAGTTATCGATACCAAGTGCCTTGAGAAGATTAACACCCATTACGTTAGTCACTTGACCTGTCTTAATTTCTTCTTCTGGAAATGCTTTACCTCTTGCTTTGACACCAGTATTAACAAATGTCAATGTGCCACCATGCTTGAGTGATAAGTGAGACTTCTGTCCATTTGCATGTGTGATATCTACGTCAGTCAATTTAGCACCATGGTCTTGATGTCGAGGCGGCATCACTACAATCTTACCACCACTATAACCAAATGGTCTACTTTCATTTGCACCACCAAGTTGTTCGACACTGACTGCAGGTGACCTCATATTCTTTGAAGTCAAGTCAATGATATATCTTGCATGTGCTTTCATTGGGTGGTCAGTATCTTCACCTCTTAGCAATTCAGCAATCGCATTTGTGAAGTCTCGTTCAAACTTCAGACCTTTATTTTCTTTTGCGCCGCCTGCTGGTTGACCACCGAACTCTTCAGACTTTTCAATCTTAGAAATAGGCAGTGTTACTTTTCTATCACTACCTGTCATTTTACCACTTAACTCAAGCGTCACATTACGCTGACCTTTTAGTGCAAGTATCTTACTCGCAAGCATTTGCGTATGTGCTTCATTCGAATATTGTGGAGAGTATTTGTAGAGTTCGCCTTGAATGTTTATTTCATCAGCATAGAACAAACCATTATCTGTCATGAAGTTGTTTGTCTTTCCTCTTACAAGAAATATTTTTTCGACTAACAACTCTGACCGATACTCTTTACTCTCTCTAGTGATTTCATTAACACTGAGATTTGCCACTTAGAAGACCCCTTTATCCCAACATGACTTTGCTAGTTTTGCTTGCATTTGATATGCTTCTTTTTCCCACGGTAAATCGTAGTACTTAGTTTTGGCAGGAACAGTTGACCTTTTCCAACGTGCATCAGTCACGCCATTCCAGTCATCCATCTCTCTACGAAAGTATTGCTTGACATGAACCATTTCATGACAGACTGTCATAACAAAATCTTTGATGTTTAAATCTTTACATATATCTATCTGATAAGTACGTCTATTGTCAGTCATCATAGCATAACCGACTGCATCATCGTTCATTTTGCATAGGCGACACTCAATATCGATGCTACGAACTCGTGGCATCAACTTTTTGAGCATGTGGTAGATAACATTCTCAGCGATTTTTCGCTGTGTCTTGTTACCCCCTACAACGTCAACAACTAGCATAAACACCTCTCATTTCTCAGTATAGTTATATTGTACTATACTTTATTGTGCTTGTCAACTAGTATTTATGCTTTTTCGTAACTTTTATGTAGGTGTTTTGGTATCTGCCAATCTTCGAAAGCACCACCAGAGTTGAGATTATTGATTATATCTTGCGATTTTTTTCGGTTTGAAGACAGTTCAATTATGTCTTTATATTTACCATCATGTGCAGTCCACACATTATTCTCACCATCAAATACTAACTTAAACCTTAAATGACGAGAAGTCTTTGTACTTTTTTTCATTTCGTTGCTCCTTTAACTTATCAAACGTACTTGCTTCTACTACTTGTACCCCTTGTGGTACAGATTTTGGTACCATGTTCTCTACAAGTTCTTCTTGTGCAGAGTCCTCAACATCGTACAACTGCATCTTTGCTCTATCAATACCCAATACAAAACGCTTGTATTTCGTAGGGTCATTGTATCTGTTCTTCAACTGCTTCACTAGAACTTGATTGTGTTCTTCTAGTTCTTCATTTGAGATAAGTGCAAACATGAAGTCTACTGTTGCTGGTAGACCAAAACTTTCTGAAGTATCTTCAAGACCAATATCGGTACTTGAAAAACCTTGTCTTGTCGTTTGAGTTGCAGAGATAAGTGGCACATTATGCTCTACTGCAAGACCACGCAATTCTTCTGCAATCGACTTAACAAGTGTGTATGAATTGATATTAGCACCTGCACGAAATCTTTGTGATGCACAGATATTGAGATAATCAATAAAGATAGCATCAGGTTTGAAAGACTTCTTCAGTGCTAGTTCGTTGAGCAACGCATCAAAATGACCACGGTGTGCAGATGCAGTCGGATATTCTTTGACTATCAACTTACCATGTGTCTCACGTTGAATTGAAGCAATCTTCTTATCGAACATTTGCTTCGGCATCTCTTCTAGAGATTGTATATCTAAGTTCATCAGATTAGCATCGATACGTTCAGCGATACGTTCTTCTGCCATCTCTAATGTTATGTACAAAACATTCTTTCCATGCATTAGAAAGTTGGCGGCGAGGTGACACATAAAAAGTGACTTACCTACACCAGTACCTGCTAGTGCTACATTGAGTGTTTTGTTTGGTAGACCACCTTTCGTAATCAAGTCAAAATACTTGAGATTAAAAGGTATCTTTTCTTCTTTTGTGTGATAGAAATCATATCTATCTGTTGACTGTTCGAAATAGTCATGACCTACTCGGTTATCAAACGAAACGGATAGGGCATCAGATAAAAGAGAGGGTAAAGCATCAGGTGTGAACTTCTTGTCTTTACCTTCAATTATCTGAATACCCTGTGCTACGGCATTGTAGATTGCTTTGTCTTTACAAAACTTTTCAGTTGCATCTGTCAACCATTCTACGTCTGCATGTGACGTATCTAGACTATTAATAATCTCGACAGATGATTTGAATTCTGGTTCTGGTACATTGTATGCTTCGTTCAGAGTGATTATGAGTTGTTCTGAAGTTGGTGGTTTGTTGTACTTATCAAACGCATCAGTGATTGTTTTGAATACTAACTTTTCTGAACCATCATGAAAGTAGTCAGACTGTAGAAATGGCAATACATTTCTAGCATAGTCTTCGTTGTTCATTAAGTTCGATAGAATAGTTCTTTCAATCCGTGCCGTTTGCATATACCATTTCACCTTTTTCTATTTTTTCTTCAATCTGTTGTACGATGATATCACCTATAATACTTGTGATATCATTTAGTATTTCTACTTCATTAGGGTTTTCTAAGATTTGATACTTAAATCGCATTGCTCTGTGACCAGTCTCATCTGGTTGAGCAAACTGAATACGACCAACTTGGTATACAATATCTTTATAATACCCCTCAGTTATTCTTGTTGCAATCACATCTTCTTTGTGAACGTAACTAAATTTCACCGCCATAACTAAACTTCTCTTTCGCATGTTCATCTAACTGCTTCATGATATCTTCTGTGAAGAACTGCTCTGGATTGTGCAAGATTTCTTTACCATAACGCTTTGACCCGTCAGGTAGTTCAAATCTTGTAGCGACTTTCTTAAAGATACCAGCATCTTCTGCTAGTTCAAGTAGACCATAGTATCTGTTTAGACCACCTTTGTATCTTAGTGATACATCGACCATAGAGTTTTCTTTAGTCAATCGTGACTTGTTCAGTTTACAGTGAATGATGTTACCTACAACTTCTGTGCCGTCTTTGTCTTTTTTCTTAGACAAGAATACAATTGAAGATGCGGCATACTGAAGACCAGAACCACCACCCATAACTTTCTGTGGGAACATGACGCCCATCTGGTCGTAAGTGTGATTAGTGACAATCATAGGTACTTTTGCTTTACCTAGTTTCAGTGTCAATACTCTGAATGCCGCTTTAACTAGTTGCGACCTTGTCATATCTCTAGTCTCTTTACCATCTGCAGTATCTTCGATTTCTTTTGTTGTCGATAGCATACCTAGACTGTCTAGAACAAACATGATAGGTTGTCTATCTTCTTCTTTCTGTTCTAGATATTTGTCGATGATACGAATTGCTTGTGTACGAAATTCTTGTACAGTTGTTACTGGCATCATGACCATACGCTTCGTATCAATACCACGCTCATCAATCATATCTTTCGTCAATGCACTTTCAGTTTCGAAATATACAACACCTGCATTTGGATTAGTATCTAAGAAATGCTTACATAATCCAAGTGCAAAGAAGGTCTTACCAGTTGCGGACTCACCAGCAATCGCTGTAATCTTGTTCGCAGGAAGACCTCCATAGATGCTACCACTTAATAGTGCGTTGAAGACATATGAACCAGTGTCAATGAAACCTTGAACGTCACCTGCTTCTACGCCATCTGCGACAACGCCAGCAAACTCGTTCTTACTCTCTTTGACAATATCATTTAGAAAATTATTCATATTATATCTCCAGTGTTTTGATGACTATACACTATACAAATGTATTTGTCAAGGCAATTTTGCATACGGATGTGCAGGGTCAAGATATCTATCAATCATCTCAATCTGGTCATGATATTTTGCCATGTGTTCCAGTTCAAGTTCAATAGTTTCGATAATATCTGAGTGTTCTCCGATACCTACTGTTTGGTTCATATAGACCATCACATTTGCTTTGTGCTTTTCAATATGACCTTCAGCATGTTTTCTTACTGCCTTCAGCAGTTGTTCTGCTTGTTTTTCTGACATATTTAACTCCTATCCGAAAAATTCTTCTAGAGTAGCAATCTTTTCTAGTTGCCACCCTATGCTTTCTGCAATGAACCTAAGTGGTTCAAGAAATGCTTTCGTAAACTGCATATCATAATCAATATACTTATGCAATTCAAACTCATCAGGAAGAGTACCAAGAAATGAAATGATATTCTCACCTATAGTGTTTGGCATCTTGAGATGCACAAACTTGATTTTCTCACCGTCTTTTATTTGTGGATATCTTTGCGATATCTTCTTATTCTTTACAAGTTCATTATACATAAGCGCACCACGCACATGCATTGGTGTACCCTTTGTGTATACTTTAATATCAGACTTGTACTTCTCAACACCGTTCACACTACGAGGAAAAGCAATCTCTTCTGGTGGCAGTGTATTGAATTCTTCTCTTGTCTTATCTATAAACTCAAGCAAGTCATCGTTACTACCATTCACAATAACTTTAATAGCATCTTTTAACATGACACGCACAGGTGCAGGAGTTGAAGACTTGACAACTTCTAGACCCATAATCTTGAGTTTAGGTTCTGAATACTGCACACCTTCAGAGTTGTGTACATTCAGAACATATCTTTTCTTTGCAGTCCAGATGCCTCTGTCAGCGATAACTTCTCGCTTCATAAACATCTTTTGTGCATATGCATTCATATAGTCAGCAAGATTTTGATAATTCTTATCGATAAAAGGTTCAATCTTCTCATTAGCAACTCTGTCAAGAAACTTAACAATTCGTGCTTTTGATACGCCACCCTCGTTCTCTGGTAGTTTCGCTCTCTCGCCAAACACTTCATCAACCAGTCCACTAAGATTAATGTAAACTGAATCCGTATCGCTTGCAATGACATAGTTTTCTCCATCAGTCTTTAGAAGTTTGTTGAAATATTTATTCAACGCTTCTTCAATCCATCTAATCGACAACTGACCAGACAATGTAATACCCTCTGCTTGTCGAATATCAAAGTATCTGAAGTACTGATTACCTAGCGCACCATAAGCAGAGTTCAATGCAATCTTCTTTGCAAGTTGAATATTACCATATCGTGCAATATCTTTTTGTAGTTCTTCATTCTTTGTGACTTGATACTCTTGTTCAGCATCAAGCATCTTCTTCTTGTAAAACTTTCTACTCTCGTATAGTTCTTCCATCATCGCAGGCAGAAACCCTTGAAAGTCTTTTCTGAAACACTGACCATTCGCCGCCATCGTTAGATTGCTTGCTTGTAAATGTGTCGTATCAAGTTTCTGTTCAAGTAGTTCATCAACCGAACATTGAATACGCTCATCAACAATAGTATCAGGTGAGATATTATATTGCATAATCAAGTGAGGGTAGAGTGAGTTCAAGTCAAATGATAGTACCCAATCATGCTGACCGACTGTAGGGTCTTTCACATATGCACCAGCATATGCTGTATCTTTGTGAGACATTTTCTTAGGCGGAATCACAATACCTTTTCTACGCAAGTGATTGTACACAAGCATATCCCAACATCGAACTTGAGAGAATACATCTTCGTAGTTTACACGAAAGTCATATGCCATCATCAACTGCAATTCAATCAGACCAAGTTTGTCTTCTAGTTGTGCAACAAGTTCAACGTCACGAATATTATAGTCTACGAACTTTGTCCAGTCATTCTTGTAGAAGTCTGCAAAAGATTGATATTCAGAGTGGTCAAGTTTCTCTGCGCCAAGTTCAACATTTGCAATGTGACCTAGTGCGAAACTTTCATAACCGATACCACGATACTTACGAAACAATTCAAGATAGTCAATGCCAGCGATACCAAAGATATCATAATACTGTTGCTCTCTACCTTGCACAGTGACTTTACTACCTTTGACAATCTTCCAAGGTGAGATAAGACGAACTTTCTCTTCACCAAGAAGTCTTTCAATACGATTTACGATGTAAGGTATATCAAAGAAACGACTGTTCCAACCAGTGATAACATCTGGTTTGTACTCATTGAGAAATTGAATGAAGTCACTTAATAGTTCACGCTCATCAGTGAAACATCTATAATCAACTTCTTTGTTTTTACCGTGATATTCTTGAAGACCCCATGTGGTCAACTTCTTAGTCAAACTATCTCGCACAGTGATGAGCAAGATTTGTTCGTTAGCAGTTTCAATGTTTGGAAAACCATACTCTGCACCAGTCTCAATATCAAGTGACAGAATAGATATTTGACTTGTATCAAACTCAATCTCATCTCTATCAACAAAGTTGTCAGATATCCACTGATAGAGATATTGTGTTTGACCGTAAATCTTGAAGTTCTCTACATCA